ACTGATAGCCCTGATAAATCTGATCCCTGATATTGTAATGATTGCATCGATAATATGCGCTGTAACACCTACACCTAAAGACGATCAACTACTAGGAAAAGCATATAAGATTATAGAAGTCTTGGCCTTGAATCTTGGCAAAGCTAAGATGCCTGGTAAGTAAAGAAAAAACTTTATTGATTATTTAATAAAAATAAATAACAATTCATGTTATGGCAAGAGATAGTAAGACAGCGCATGAAAGACTAGATAAGATTGAGAGTCATTTGTCTGTGCATGAAGCTGTCTGTGCCGAGCGATGGAAAGAAACTATCTTAAGAATCAAGAGGTTAGAGCTTATTCTTATCACTTGTTCTGGCGCAGTCATAGCTTTCCTGGCGCACATCGCATTTAATTAATTTCCAATATCACACTTTCTAAGTTATTATTATTATTGTAATTATTTTATAGTTGCAAGATTATGATGCTAACAGATGAAAAAATTAGGTTCATCAAAAGGCTGACTGAGGTAGAGCGTAAGTATGATGTATTACTTAGTGAGAATAAGTTATTAAAATTTAAACTAGAGAAGTTAAGAAATGATACAGAATTTAATGAACGCCATAATGCCATCAGTCGGTACAGTGATTGATCGGGTAATACCCGACAAGAACCAAGCTCAGAGAGCGCAAGAAGAAATACAAAAAGCTATTTTGGATAACGCTCATCAGATTAATTTGTCTCAAATTGATGTGAATAAACAAGAAGCCCAGGGTAATTGGTTCCAACGTGGATGGCGACCAGCTACCGGGTGGGTATGTGTGCTTGGATTTATGGTGAACTTTCTTGTCAGTCCTATTGCTGCTGGCTTCGGGGTAGATATACCCCAGGCAGATACAGGTACGATGCTTCCTGTACTCATGGGTATGCTTGGGCTAGGAGGATTAAGATCTTATGAAAAAGTTAAAGACAAAACTCGATGAGTTTTTTGCAGATGAGGGCAATGTAGTTTGGTGCTTTGTTATGTTTACAGTCTTACTACCTTTGTTACTATACGTATATTATGTTTAAACTAAGTCAGCGATCTTTAGATCGTTTAGAAGGTGTCGATAAAGAATTGGTTAAGGTTGTTAAGACTGCTATTCAATTAAGTAAAGTAGATTTTGGTGTACTCCAGGGAAGGAGAACCCATGAGGAACAAGAAGCATTGGTTGCTGCGGGTGCAAGCAAGACCATGAAGTCTAAACATTTAACAGGCCATGCAGTAGATCTAGTAGCTTACATAGGTCCAAGAGTATCCTGGGAAATTAAACTCTATGATGATATAGCAGATGCCATGCGCAGTGCTGCTATTGTCCATGATGTAAAGATTAGATGGGGTGCCGCTTGGCAATGCCATGACATCCGTAAGTGGGAAGGAACGATGCAATCATGCACCGATGCTTACATAGATCTTAGAAGGTCAGAAGGTAAAAGACCTTTTATTGATGGTCCCCATTTTGAATTGATGGTTTAATCCTTTCTATTTCTAACTGACAGTAGTGGATAACCTTTTCTAAATCAATAGTGGAATCTGGATGCTTATCCTTATAGCGAAGAATATATTTAATTACATTACCCTGAAGATAGCTGAGTCCATTCTCCATTATAAAATCATAGGGTTGTATCTTGTATTTCTTATAGTGATTACCACCCTCTTGTCTATCTTTAGCTGACATTATTTAGTTAATCCTAGCGGTGGTTTGATGGCCTGGGTTCTAAGCTTACCTTGCCAGCCACAACTTGTACATTTCATTCTCTGATACGTGGTTGTTGCCGCATAATAAAAACCATTCTTCTTCATCTTACTGCTACCACAGTTACGACAGATAGATAGATCGCCATCTTCCTTATGTAATCCCCAGTTCGGATGATTCGGAATCCAGGGTAACAGATAGCGATACAGTTTCTCTAATAGATTCACATCCTGTTTATTATATTTTTTCATAATCTTCCAGGCTTGGTCATCCCCATTCATACAATCTTTCCATAGGTCCATACCCATGTGCTTAGTCTTGTTTCCAAGATCAAATAAACCAGAAACATAATCTAATTTATTACTGGGATATTTAAACCGCCTTCTAACCGTCTTTAATAAATCGATTTCAGCGTACAAATTGGGGGGATCTAAGCGATATTTTATAAATTCCGAGTTCAGGGTAGGCATATCAAATTTTGTGCCGTTATAATGGCATACAACGTCACTCTCATTGATCAGATCATAAATCGTTTTAATCATTTTTTTATGGCTGCTTTCATACATGGAATCAAACATGATTTGTTTCTTACCATGCCACTTGGCTGCCCAACACATCGTGTAACCAGGTTCAATAATGTTTTTAATACTAATATCCTGGCCCCATAATCCCCAGGAATATACTTTATGCGGTGCAGTTTCTATATCTAAATGTAATATTTTCATCTAATACCTATCCAATACTCTTTGTAATTCGTATGCAGTAGATCGTTTATCAGACACAATACAATCCATAGCCTTGCCATAATCTTTGCAGACAATAACTTCAGCTTGATTGTTATTATTATTAGATGTAGGAATGTAGGTATTAGCACAACCTACTAATAAGATAATGAATAATAATTCATAATGCTTATTCATATCTTAACCAGATCAACCCCCAATCCAGTATTAATATCATACTTACTGGCTATTTCTATGGCTTGATGTGGGGTTCCACCCATTTCCAGGACACCGAGGGCAATGCCAGAGCCCGTTCCAGAGCTGGCAAATGGTGGGTTCAGGGATATTCCAACTCCATTTGAATCAAACTCATCACATTGCCCAGTGTTGAGATCCATTACATAGACTATCGTATCATCATCCAGGGGACAATCCCCGGTAAGATGTGTGAACCAACGCACAAACGCTGGTCCACAACTTAAGGTTCCTGATACTGCAATAGCGTAATGATCTAAGGTAAATAACTTTTGACACTTGTAAGCCATGCCATCGCTGACCGCCATGCGATCAGTGGCTAGTACTCCTTCCTGGTGCCAAACAATAGTGGTCATGTCCACCTCTTGTTGTTACCTCAGATATCATATTACTAAAATACCTTATAAAATCAAGTCCTTATCGTATGACATAATTGCCACCACCTCGAACTATAAATCCTCTCTCCTCTAAAGTCTTTAAGAGTTGTGTAATGTGAGATGGAGATAGATCTAATTCCTGGGCCAAGATATCCCTGGTAGGTGTGATTAAGTTTTCTTTTTGATAATCACTAATCACTACAACAGCTTTGGTAATATGATCTTCCTTAACATATCTTGATGGCATAATTACCTCCACCTCTTTTGATTTTCTGCTGCCTTTCCAGACTGCGCAAAACAATAGTGACATTGCTTTGACTTAAACCAAACTTGTTACCAATAGTTTCTTGGGTTGGAGTGATCACATATTTCTCTTGGTATTCTTTAATGAATTTATAAACCTTATCTATATGTTTCTCACCGGTCCTTCTGTAATAACTATCCATTAATCCTCCTTGCTATTGTCTGCTTCAATCGGCAGATAGAACAAAACAAAACTATTACACTCGGGGCAGGAAAGATTAGATACGATATAGTCTTGACCGTCCATATCTTGATCATCGTGATCCCCGCCCCATATTAATTCATGCTTGCAATAAAAACATTGCGGCATTTATATGCGCCCCCTATCAACAGGTGGCCTAGTTGTATTATTAGAAGATTGTGCTTTGTTTGCATCATCATCATCTTCAGTCTTAAGTACGCATGATGTACCTAAGGAGTATCTTCTGGCATACGTTAATGAACTACCATAAGATTGAGGAGTTTGATCCTTACAAGCAACAGAAGTTTTACCTGCTCTAAATACCGCACCATTCTCTGCAAGTATGAACACAGTCTCAACACATTGGTACCCTGGAACGTGGTAAGGAACTTGCAAAAAAGTAATACCATTATCATTTAAGGGTTCCTTGACTGCTTCAATAACAGATTCTATTGAAGCATATGCACTTTTAAAGTGTGGATTCTTTGCATTTTTTACAGCATGAGTTATTTGCTTTTGTGCTTCTAACAATGCTTGTGCCAATTTAGGATCAATGTATTCTCCTTGGTCAGCTTCTTGTTTTTCCAATGGTTCTTTTCTAAACGCTCTTGTTTTATCTTCAGTCATGTTTCCTCCTAAACTAATTGATCGTCCATATCTGCTGAGTCTATAGCTAATTCATGGCAGATAGGTATTACTGTATTTAACATTCCTTTAACCCAGGCTTCATCATAGGCAACAGTAATAATTACTGAGGGTTGATTATCTTCAGGCTCGCAATAGCTAAAAAAATCCCATTGCTTGTAACCTGTTAGCCACATACACATTTGCAGTTGACCGTAGTATTTTTCAGGTACCTGCTTAGTTTTCCATACCTTAGTATGGTTATAGTTAAGTGGCACCTTGATCTCAACACCTTTGTGTTCACTTTCAATGACACCATCTGGGCTACAACCTAGGGGATATTGATTGTGTTTAATAAACCCTACTGCTTCGACATTATAATCTGTCATTTGCATATACTTTTGTAAGGCTTCAGGTT